TACCCTCTATCGCGAAATACCGATGACGGTTGAGCAGATCGTAACAAAATACGGCAAAGACAAGTGCAGCCAGCGCACCAAAGATATGTACGAGCGCGGCAACTATGATCACTGGATCGACGTGATACACGTTATCGAGCCGCAACATGACCTCGATCGCGACGCCGATAGCCCGCTGGCGGTCGATATGCCGTTTTACTCGTGCACTTATGAGGCGAACTGCGAGGAGGATATGTTCCTCGAGCAAACAGGCTTTGAATATTTCCCGGTGTATGCGCCGCGCTGGCATTTGCAAATGCCTGACGTCTATGGCCGGGGGCCGGGGATGAACTGCCTCGGAGACATTCGTCAATTACAAGACCAGCAAAAAAAGAAGGGCCAGGCCATCTCGAAGATGGTCAACCCGCCGATGATGGCGCCGAGCTCACTGAAAAACCAGCGCATGAGCACGCTGCCTGGGGATGTGACCTTCGTCGATGCTCAACAAGGCCAGACCGGCTTCACTCCTGCCTACCAGGTGCAGCCGAGGCTCGGTGAGTTCCTGGCCGATATGCAGGATTGCCGGGAGCGCATTCGCCGCGCGTTCTTTGCTGATCTGTTTCTGATGCTGTCGCAGACCGACCGCCGGCAGATAACGGCGACCGAGATCTCGGAGAGGCGGGAGGAAAAGTTGTTGGTGCTTGGCCCGGTCATGGAGCGCATCAATCACGATCTGCTGGATCCCTTGATCCATAACACCTTCACGCGCATGGTCGAAACCGGCATTTTGGAAAGCAACGCCGGGCCGCCGCCAAAAGAACTCGAGGGCTCCCCCCTCCAGGTGGAATATATGTCGGTAATGGCGCAGGCGCAGAAGTCGCAGGGCATTCTTGGCATTCAGGAAACCGCCGGCTTCGTCGGCAACCTCGCGAGCATTTCTCCAGACGTCGTGGACAAATTTGATTTTGACCAGGCTGTTGATGAATACTCAACAATGCGTGGCGTGCCGCCCACCATCATAAGGCCAGACGAGGACGTCGCGGCGATGCGGGCCCAGAAACAGCAAATGGTGCAGCAGCAACAGAATGCGAATGTGCTGACCAACGCCGCGGCCGGCGCCAAGACCCTGGCAGACACAGACACCGCCGGAGAGAACCTGCTGACTGACATTTTGGGAGGCATTGGTCGGTGACAGCAAAAGGCCAACCCGAAGATCTCTCTAGCGGTAAGGACGTTCGCCGCCGTCGCTTGACAGCAAAACAACGTGAAGACCAGTTTGCAGCGGACCTAGAAGTTGTGATAAGCTCAACCACGGGTCGGCGATTTGTTTGGTCATTGCTCGAGGAGGCGCAGATTTTCAGAGATGCCTTTGCGGCCGAAGCCGCTGGAACAGCTTACGTCTTAGGCCAGCAGGCCTACGGCAAAAAGCTATTCGGATTACTCAATACGCATCGACGCATGAAAAGCTATGCCCAAATGGTTGAGGAAAACACAACGAATGGATAACGAGACCCAAGAAAATGAAGTTACGGCGCCGGCCCAGGAGGCCTTCGCCGAGACGCCTGCCGAAACTGATGATCAGGCGGCTGAACAAGCCGCTGATACAGGGGAAGCGGGCGAGGCGCAGCCGACAGGAGACGAAGCCGTGGCGGCGTTCTCCGATATCGAGGCTACGCCCGACGACGACGCTGATGCGGCGGATTCTACGTCTGAACAAGACGTCCCGCCCGAGGAATATTCGGCGTTTGCACTCCCCGATGGCGTGGTGCTGCAAGATGCACGGCTCGAAAGTTTCTCGGCCTGGTCGAGAGATGTCGGACTGTCGCAAGGGCAGGCCCAGAGCGCCATCGATCTGTACATCCGCATGGCCCAGGAAGACCGGGCCGTGGCGGAGGCAGATTGGGGAAAGCTCGCATCCGATTGGACCGCACGTTCAAAGGCCGCCGGTCATCTGACCAAAGAGGCGATGTCTGAGGCGCGTGCAGGTTTGCAGTCGGTCGACCCTGACGGCTCATTGTCCAAGACACTGGCGACGTCATCGCTCGATCGGCACCCGGCAATGCTGGCTGTCTTTCGCCACTACGGCCGTGCCACCTCCTCGCCGATGGAGGTGCCGACCGCACAAACTAGCGGCTCGCAGCGTGCTGTTGATCACGCCGAGCGGCTTTACCCAAACCAACAGAAAACTTGAAGGAGGCCAATAAATGGCAACCCTATCTGTGACTAATCCGACGCTGGTCGATTTCGCCAAGCGCACGGATCCTGACGGCAAGATCGATTCGATTGTTGAGATCCTTGCCGAGACCAACGAGATCTTGGAGGACATGGCCTTCCAGGAGGGCAATCTGCCCACCGGCCATCGCACCACCATCCGCTCCGGCCTGCCATCGACCACCTGGCGTAAACTCAACTACGGCGTACAGCCGTCGAAGAGCACCACCGTGCAGGTCACCGATGCCTGCGGCATGCTGGAAGGCTATGCCGAGGTTGATAAGGCCCTGGCCGATCTCAACGGCAATACGGCGCAGTTCCGCATGACCGAAGACACCGGGTTCCTGGAGAGCTTCAACCAGGAAATGTCCTCGACCTTATTCTATGGCGATAGCGATACCGCACCAGAAGAGTTCATGGGCCTGGCGCCGCGATTCAACTCCCTCTCTGCCGAAAATGGTGGCAACATCATCGCCGGCGGCGGCTCGGGTTCAGACAATCACTCTGTCTGGCTCGTAGTTTGGGGCCCTACCACAGTGCACGGGATCTTCCCCAAAGGCTCACGGGCAGGCTTCACGCACAATGACCTTGGCGAGGAAACGCTGAGCGATGCGGCCGGCGGTCTCTACCAAGGCTATCGCACGCACTATAAGTGGGATATTGGCCTGACGGTACGAGATTGGCGCTACATCGTGCGTATCGCCAACGTCGACAATTCGGCGTTGACCAAGGACGCGGCATCTGGCGCAGACCTGGTTGATCTGATGACACAGGCGATCGAATTGGTGCCAAGTCTGAGCCGCGGTCGGCCCGTCTTTTATTGCGGGCGCACCGTGAAATCGTTCCTGCGCCGGCAAGTCAAGGCCGCCGCACTGAACCTGACCATGGACGAGGTCGCCGGCAAGCACATTGTATCGTTCGACGGCATTCCCGTTCGGCGCTGCGATGCCCTGCTCGGCACCGAAGCCACCGTGTCCTAACCCTGACGCATAGAGAGGAAAAAACCTATGTATGTCGATAAATTGTTAGAGTTCTCCGATGCCCAGGCGATCACGGCCACGGCTCGGTCAACCAACATCATAGACCTGAAGGCCGCCGGTAATGATATCGGCACCGGCCGCCAGGTCTGGTGCATCATCCAGTGCGATGTTGCCATGGGCGGCTCTTCGCCGACCCTGGACATCACGCTCGAGACCGACGACGTCGAGGCGATGTCTTCGGCCACCGTGGTTCATACGGTTGCGCAGAAGACCTCAATGGCCGTCGGCGATCAGATCATCATTCCGATCGGGCCCACCTCGGAGCAGTATTTCTCGCCAAAATATACCATGGGCGGGAGCTCTCCGACGGTGACCTTGACTGCGTTTTTGACTGATCAAGACCCGCAATACTGGGTTGCCAAGGCTGACGCGCTGTAATGAAGGTGCAGGCCACTAAGCTGGGGTTTGTCGGTGGGCAAAAAAGGTACGTCGACGACGTTTTCGAGGTCGACAAAACCGCCTATTCCGATAAGTGGATGAAGCCCATCGCGCCAAACCCCAAAAAGCGTAAGGCAGGGGGAGCATCCGCTCCCCCTGCTGCGCCGCCTGACCCAGACCATGAATAGGAGCTCGGCCTATGGCCAGCGATGTGCAAATCTGCAATCTCGCTCTGGCGCATATCGGCGCAGAGGCACAAATTGCGGCGCTTGATCCGACCGAGAGCGAAGAAGCGCGCTACTGCACGCTCTACTACGAAGACTTGCGTGATGCACTATTGCGCGAGCATGAGTGGGGCTTTGCCATCAAGGTCGACGCCCTGGCTGATCTCGGCTCGCCGCCTTATAGCTGGGCCTACAGATATGCCTATCCAAGCGATTGCCTGACGGCGATCGAGATCATCAAGGCCGCCGACGCCGATGCGACCATCCCTTTCGAGGTGGCCTCTGACGGCGCCTCTGGCAAGGTCGTGCTGACAGACACTAGCGCTGCCGATCTGCGCTACATCTCCCGGGTCACGGACCCCAACGCGTTCGATGCAGGCTTCCGCATAGCGCTATCATGGAACCTGGCCTTCAATTTGGCCGAGCCCATTACCGGCTCGTCGGCAAAGCGAAATGATGCGGCGACGATTTATGGCAACATCCTGGCCAAGGCCAAAGCTGCTGACGCGGCCGAGAGCGTGGCGGAAACTCAGCAGGACGCATCGTGGCTCGCCGCAAGAATTTAAAGACCGCCGCTCCACAGCTATCGAAAAAGCTAAAGGACGGTGAAATCTTCGAGGCCGACGGTTTCGACGAGGCGATGATCGGTATCGGACACCGATGCGGCGAACCGCCGGCGGCCGTCTATGACGCAAACAAATGCGTGCAACTGCTAGTCGCCTATTCTGATATGGAGTTCGGCGAGGCCTATAATTATTTCACGGAGAACGTCGAGGCCGCCTGGTTTGGCGGCGGCGCTCCGGTCTGGGTCTACCCGGCCGGGCTTTTCGATAGAGAGGCCAACTGATGGCTCGCCGCATACAGCCATCGTTCTCTGGCGGGGAGATATCGCCGGCGCTGCATGCCCGCGTCGACCTCGGCAAATACAGCGTTGGCCTGGCGACCTGCCGCAATTCTTTTGTTCATCCGCATGGCGGTGTTTCGAACCGGCCTGGCACACAATTCATCGCCGAGGTCAAAGACAGCAGCAAAGCAACCAGGCTGCTTGGCTTCTCGTTTTCCACCACGCAGACCTATGCGATCGAGCTTGGCGATCAGTACGCACGGTTTTTCATGGACGCCGGGCAAATCCTCGAGGGCGCCAAATCCATCACGGCCGCTACCAGCGCCGACCCGGTTGTCGTTACCTCGAGCGCGCACGGCTACACCAACGGCGAGGAGGTCTACATAACCGGCGTCGTCGGTATGACCGAGATCAACGGCAAAAATTATAAAGTCGCCGGCGTTACAACAAACACCTTCGAGCTTCAAGATATGGCGTCATCTGACGTCGATGGCTCAGCTTTTACAGCGTACGCCTCCGGCGGCTCGGCCTATCGTGTCTACGAGATCGCGACGCCATATCTGGAGGCGGATCTGTTTGATCTGAAATTCACGCAGTCTGCCGATGTCTTGACGATCACGCACAAGGACCATGCGCCGCGAGAGTTGACCAGAACGGGGCACACAAGCTGGACCTTAACCACGATCAGTTTCGTGCCGACGATCGCCGCTACGGCGGCGGTGACAGTGACGCCAACGGGCACGACAGGTTCCGAGGCCTACACCTACAAGATCACGGCCTTCGACGATGAGACAGCCGAAGAAGGCCTGGCGACGTCTGGTACGACGTCGAGCGGGCACGCGACGCTCGATAGCACCAACTACAACCGCGTTACCTTCTCGGCCGTCTCGACTGCCGATCGCTATCACGTCTATCGCCTTGACAACGGCCTGTATGGCTACGTTGGCTCGACCGAGACAACCACCTTCGACGACAAGGGCATCACGCCTGACCTGTCGGATTCCCCGCCGGCGGCCCGCGACCCGTTCACGGGCTCGAGCAATTATCCGGCAACGGTGACCTACTACGAGCAGCGCATGGTGTTTGGCGCTACGGCCAACAAGCCGCAAACCCTTTGGTTTTCGCAAAGTGCGAACTATCATAACTTCTCACATTCATCGCC